TTTCCACCATATGTAGGAGTAAAAATACCGGCATTAGTCGAGGTGAATACTGTTCCTCCACCGCCACCAAAGCCTCCATCTCCACCACCATCTTCTTTTTCTATAGCAGCACCAAAATTACCTACAGAATTCATTGAACCAGAACCCCCCTTACCTGTAGGAGTCTTACCTTTATCCTTCTTCCAATCAATTTGTTGAGTACCTAATAGTCCTCCATGAGTGGGTGGATATTCTGGAGCATTGGGCGAGTTTTGCTTAACCCTCTTTATATTGGGTTTATTGCCGCCCAGATTTGACCCATCCATATTAGCTCCAGTTTCTACTTTTTCTATTTTTTTCTTTTTAGACATTGCTATAATCATCCTCCTCATCGTCTATAATATCTCCTTGATATCTTTCTCCTTGTTTCCCTGAACTTTTCCTCTTTGAATTGTGATTATTTCGTCCAGAAGGAGCATAAGATATGCTAGGTCTATTATTAAATGTTGCCTTTTCTACTGTTGTAACTACCTCATTTCCTAATGTAGCTACATAATCAACGCCATCTTGGATAAACCACATTTGAGAACCTGTTACTTGTTTAATTAAAGGTGATGAAAAACCTTTTTCATTTAATGAACCGACCCATGTTTTAGACATTGGTTGTCCACCTACAGGTTTAATTCCCCATTGGCGTTCCTCTGCTTTCTTTCTACGAGCTTCTGCCCATTCATCTATATCTCTTTCCTCACCGGGCACTTTCATTGTCCAATCAGGTGTTATCCCACCTGTTCGTCCTTTATATTTACCCTTAGCTTTTTGAAGATTATCTAAAGTTTTCATAAGTTTTGTAAGTGTATCTTCTGATTTAGACACTGTTTCAGGTGGTTTAAAACCCTCCCATAAATCTGGATCAATATAATTAGCTAATGCCATATTAGATTTAGCTGTCCACTCTCTCTCTATTACTTTTCCTTGTACTTGATCCTTTTTTTGACTAGCAGTTAAAGGAGCAAGTCCTTTATGACCTAATTTTTCACCTGCTAAAAGACCTATTTCTTTTCTTAATTTACCATATAATTTCAGATTTTTCTCTTTATCTGAAGTGTATTCAGGCTTTTCTCGTGTAGCTAAGGCATTTCTAGCTATTGTAGTTGCTTTCCAAGTTCGTAAATCTTTCATCTCCAATCGTCTAGTTGTTATAGGATTACCCTTTAGTTCACTGTAATGTTCTCCAACAGCTGTTATATTCATAGGTCTGTTTTTTTGAGCTACTTTACTATTTAGGAATCTTAGATTAGCTGAACTACTTGAATTAAAGAGCCTGTCTTTTGGCCCTTTACCCTTCATTGCTGAATTTATAATATTTAGAACTCGTCTTCCTTCCTCAGTAGAATTATCATATTTATGTTCTTGCGGAACATTCTCTTTTCCTAAAAATTTAAATATAACTGAATCTTCAGTTCGTATAATCTCTTCACCTATAAGAGAAGCAGCACCTATTCCGGTACGTTCTCCTGTATAATCTTTTGCATCTAATGTTTCTTTTTCCTCATCATTAGCTGGAAGTCTACGAGCTTTATCCGTATTTCCATGTCTAAAACCTGTTATACCTATAAGAGCTACAAGTTTCTGACTATCAGACCAATCATTTATATTCTCTGAATCAGACCAAATTGAATCTAAAACTCCTTCTATATCTTTAAAAGCTTCTCGTTTATAAGACCAAAACACATCTCGTCGTCGTTGTGTTTCTTTTGGAGTCCAAACTACTTTTCTATGACCATTAGCATCTTTGAATACTGCTTGTAGAGGATCATCCTTATTACCAGAAATATAAACATCCGTTGCTCCGACTGGAATTTGGACTGCCCCATTTAAAAGTAGTGCTACATTAGAAGTATCAACCTTTATTTGATCATGCATATTCCGTTTAGGTTTTAAGTTATCTCCTTCTTTAACTGCTACACCCTCATGATTAACAAAGTTTTTTTCTGCTTTAGGAGGTTTAGTCTGTATGTATGGACGCTTCACCCCATCTTCAAATTCTACTATGTTAGGGCCGTGATTAGGAACGTGGTATAAATCCTTGACAGTCATAGGAATCATATTACCACTATTCTCATCTTCAGTAATAATATCGAATGGTGGAGCTACTTCACGAGGTTCTCCTGTAGATGGATCAATCTTAATATAATCTTCTACCCATTTTTGATTCATATCAATTGCTTGATAAGGTATCTCACGTTTTTGTTCATTTTCATCAATGTACGTACCTTCTCGTTTACCTGTATAGATACGATATCCTAAAACTCTATATTTTCCTACTTCATCATCGTGTATATAATGTCTTTGACCTTTAGGTAATTGATCCATATCCTCTAGAGTAGGACTCTTAGGTGCGTCTAAATTATCAGTATTTTCAGTAGTCATAATTATTCTTCATCATCTTCGTCTTCATCATCTTCCGACATCATCTCTTGCCACATTAATTTATCTGATAATTCGTGTCGGTCTGCCCACTTACCTTCGTACATTTCTTTTCCCTCATCTTCATCATCTGCTTTCATCATAGCTTGTATGGCACCTTCGCCACCACCACCTTCACCACCACCTCCAAAATCTACTTCTACAGGTTCACCTGTTTCATTAGCTTGCTGTTGGGCAGCGTCCATTTGCTGCTGTTGTTGTTCAGCCTGTTGTTGCTGTTGTTTGAATTGCTGTTCCTGTTGAGCAATTTGCATAGCCATCTGTTCTCCTTGCATCTGAGCCGTAGGTACATATTCCCCACTAACTACAAAATCTAACTCTCCTAGTGCTGAACCTTGTTCTTTTAAGGTAACAGTAAACCCTAACTGAGCCAAAGCATTAGCTACTTGAACCTTCTGTTGAGCAAAACTAATCTTAGTTGCTTCAGCCTTCTCTTCTGGATTAGGTAGAACTAAAGCCCAATCTGTAATACCAAAAGCCTCTAGAAGTGTCGGTAATACTTTTTCATGGAATAATCGTTGATCTGCTTCAACCACACGACTCATAACTACTAGTTGCTGTGTCTGACTGGATAACCCACCAAAAGCATCTGGTGCGCCTTGCCAAGCAGGAGTAACTCCCCACATAGCTGCTACTCGTTCTCTAATTTCTTCCCTGACAGGAAGATAGTCCATCTCCTGTAGAGTATGGAATAGTCGTACAAGGTCAACTCGCCCTCTTTGATTCCTAGCTGAAACAGCTACCATAGGAATAAAGTTAGGATCGAGTCTAGTTTGAGCAGCTATATTAGCTCTTTCCCTTCTCAAACTCTCAGGATCATCGGTAGTTACCATAACCATAGAAGCTGGCATCTTTCTCTCAAAGAAATACCTATAAAGGTTCTTATCCATTCCGATTAACGTAAGTGCCTTCTCAAAGATTGTAAGTATTGGTGACCAACCATACGTTTCAGAAGGAGAAAACTTAGTCATGTGTATTATTTCAGAATCAAAAAGATAAATCTGTTGATTACGATGGTAATATTTATACATAATTGGCTGACATTGCCTACGACAACCAGATTCATCACATGTTTGAGGAGTGTCTTTAACTTCTGTTCTATGTATTGGACATAAGAAGTGAGCATTTTTAGGAAGTCCTGCAACATCCAAATCAAATTCTACCAGTGACGGATTTAACCTACGAATCTCTTTAACTTTAGAACGCAGAGAACCGTCTGGAGAACTGTAATATTCTTTAGCTAAGTATAAAAATCCATCATCTATAGAATTTACATCAAAATGGAATTGTCTTAAGACTTCTTCCAAACTTTGATCAAACACATTACAATCTTTTATGAAGCTTTCAAAGACTTTTATTTGTTCTCTATCTGCATCAGCTACTAAAGGTTGCCATTGTAACCCTCTTCTGAATACTTCATTGGTTATGTGACTTAATGGTGATCTAATCTCCTCAACCGTCATACAAATTGTCTGCAAATCCATTACAAGCTGTTGCCTGTATGCCATTTGATGTCTAACCCAAGTATTTACCACATGGTCTAGACCAATTGTAGGGGCTTGTCCAGTATCACCACTTGCCTTCATCAATTGAAACTGATTAATCTGATCACTTAAAGCTGTCATTTGTTGTGCAAATGCCGGAACTTCAGGTAGATATTCTGATAATTTCATAGTTTAGTCCTCGCTCAATAAGGCTACATCTGACATAGCTGCTAATTTCAGCATTGCTTCAAGAGCCTTTTCTTTTAGTTTAAAAGATTCACTTTCGTTACTAGATACTTGTAATTTAGCAATGTCCTTTTCATATTTTACTATTTTGTCTTGCATTTCCTGAATTTCTTCAGAAGAACCATACTCATCTCCACCACTAAAAGATACATTGTCTAACACTCCTAATCGTGCAGCTTCTCTAACTAAGGATAAAAAAGCTCCTTCAGTAAGTATAGTCACTGCTGAGTTACTATCTTCGATCTCATCCTCTGGGCCTAGATTCTTTAATTCATCATTCCAAGTATCTAGTATTCTCCATGTATTTGTTATCTCATCTTTTATAGCTGTATATTGAACATCTCTTTCTCTGAGCATATTTCCTATCATCTTCACTCTCCTATCTTTTTATCTAACTTGCTGCAAGAGCCTCCGCATATTTTTTTGGATTATGACCTACTATTACTTGATCATTAATAATGATCGTAGGAGTGGCCATATAACCAGCCTCTGTAAATTCTTTAATAATACTAGTATCATCTGAATCAACTTGTTTCTCAACATAGGAGATTCCCTTACTATCAAACCATTTCTTAGCAGTCTGACATGGTACACACCAACTTGCCGAATAAATTGTTACTGAC